CGTATTCTAAACACTGATATATATCCAATTGTTCCATTTACAAACATTTGGACTAATACTCCCTATCCAAAATCAGATGTGAACAAGGTTAAAGATTCACAAAGACTTTTAAATAAGTTATTTTCTTTAACCTTGTCACACGCTCAATCTGCTGCTGGATTAAAACTTTTAATTCCAGAGGGTAGTGTTGATAGTGTTAGTCAGTTAGAAAAAGATTGGGCTAATCCAAATGCGGTTATTGAATATAATCCAGAATTTGGTGAGCCTCATTACCCACAACCAGCTCCTTTAACTAGCGAGTTTTACTATTTAATTGATAGGGTAGAAAAATATATAGATTTAAACTTTGGTATACCTGAACTTTTACAAGGATTTAAAGACAGCGCTCCTGAATCTGTTAGAGGCACAATGCTTTTATCAGAAATGGGAGAATCAAGAGGTAAATCAAAGTTAAGAGATATTGAAGCAAGTTTAGCTATGGTAGGACAAGTTGTTTACAACTTAGCTAAGGACCATTATAAATTTGCAAAAACATTTAGAATTGTACAGCCAAATAATGATATTACTGAATTTTCAGTAAACATGAGAATGTACGATGATAAGCGAAATGAATTGTTAACCATACAGAATGATATTCAATTAGGTCAACATGACATTCGTATTATATCAGGTTCAACTTTGCCTAGCAACAAGGTATCCGAATACAACATGTATCTTGATGCGTATAAACTTGGACTGGTAGATGATGTCGAGGTTTTAAAGAAAACTGAAATCTTTGACAAAGAAGGTGTCCTTCAAAGAAAAGGGCAGATGGCAAAAATGCAACAGTATATTACACAGCTTGAAAATCAAGTGAAGAAACTCAGTGGAGATTTACAGACATCTGAACGTGAGCAGGTTTCTGCTAGAAAACGTACAGAAGTTGAGAAGTTTAAATCAAACTTAAGTGAGATTACTTCTTCCGCTAAAGTAAAAGAAAAAGAAAAGGTAATGCAACTGGGAAGTATTATTGACCAAATGCAATCTTCTATGGAGGAAGAAAAAAATAACGAGCCTGGTTCAGAGTCTTAGGACTAAATCAGGGTTAGGAGAAAAAACATGGCAAAAGAACAAGAACAACAACAGGTTGAACAGCAAGACCCAATTGTTGAATCTACAGTGGAACAATCAGTTTCATTGCAAGAGGAAGCCGTAGAAGAAGGTGTGCAAACATCTGAATCTGTAGATTGGGAAGTTGAAGCTAAAAAGTTTCAATCAATGTATGACAAGAAGGTCGCAGAACACGAAAACTTAAAACAAGATAGTAGTGATTTGATTCAGTTAAGACAAGTCTTATCTGAAAAACCAGAATTAGTCAACGTCATTGAAAAAAGTCTTTCTGGAGAATCGGTTGAGGATAAAGGTATGGAGGGAAGTACAACCCCAGATAACTTTGACCCTTGGGACGCCTACTACAAGCCAGAATCTGAATCTTACAAATTTAGAGTAAGTCAAGAGAAAAAGCTTGTACATGAAACAGTAGATAACGAACTAGCTAAGCTACAAGGTCAGATGGCGATGAATAACTTAAAAACAGAATTGGTTTCAGAACACAATCTTGGAAAAGATGATGCTGAAAGATTTTTACAGTTTGCAACAACACCGAAAGCTAATCTTCCTATTGAAACACTTATTAAAGTGTGGAAGGAAAATGAAGGAATAGGTGCTAAGCAAAGTGAAAATTTAGAAACAGTAAGAAAAACTAAATCAATTCCTAAACCTGCTGGTGTACTTCAGGGTGGCGAACAGCCACAAAAGTCTGAAGCAGACCAAGTGTGGGACAGAGTTATGAGCGCTGGAAAGATTGGTAGATTAGCTAAATAACTAATTTAGGAGTGAATAAAAATGGCTTTTAATCAAGGACAATTAAAGTCATCACAAATAACCGCAGCTGCTACAAGCGCGGATTACGGACAGGCTCCAGACCAAAGAAAGCTGTATGATTTCTCTGATAGAGTTGCAGAACTTATGCCAGAGGAGTCACCTTTTTTCGTCTATCTAAGTCAAGTTGCTAAGGTAGCTACTGACGACAATATTTTCAGATATCTTGAAAATAGAACCGTCACTAACTACACTGCACGTAACTTCAGCTTAGCAGCCGCCGTAAACGGAGGTAGCGGTGTATCATCTCCAAATCTATATGACTTTACTGTAGATGATGGAGCAGGTTCAGCTATTGGTTTCCTTACAAAAGGAATGGTAATAGCTGTAAAAACTGTAGATGACACAAACGGTTATGGACAAGCATTAGTTAGAGTTGAGTCTGCACCAAACGTACAATCAGCTAACACTACCTTCTCAGGTAGAGTTATTGAATTGTCTAATTCAAATGTATCAGGATACAATGTATTAGCTGACAATGACGAATGTCAAATTGTTGGTACATCATTCGGAGAAGGAACAGGTTCGCCTGACACTTTCTCAGATACTATTGAAGATGACTTTGGTTATACTCAAATCTTTAAAACAGCTTGTGAGATGACAAACACAGCAATAGCTACAAGATACCGTGGCTATGCAAACGAGTTCGATAGAATTTGGGCTCAAAAATTACGTGAACACAAAGTAGATATCGAAAGAGCTATGCTTTTCGGTCAAAAAGCTCGTGTTAACGGAGTACAATACACTGAAGGTCTAGTTGGACACATTGTTAAAAATGTTCAACCAGTAATTGACGATTCAGCATTTTCATATTCATCAGGTAACCCTTACTACAGAAGTGTAGCACAGAGTGAACTTACATATGATAGATTGCTTGCTGACTTAGAAGTTATATTTGACCCAGCAAGAGGCGGTTCAAGTGAAAGACTTGTACTAGCTTCATTGCCAGTAATTACATTCTTCAACAAAATGGGCGACGGTGCTTTCATTGACGCTTCTGTTGGACATGCAAATGCTCCATACAGAGTTAACATGAACAATGTACAAGGTAGCTTTGGCCACCAGTTAATGGAAATTAACACTGTACACGGTTCTATGTTCTTAGTGAAAGAACCTCTATTCAGAGGAATTGCAAGCGGCTTTATGCTTATGGCTGATATGTCTAAATTGGCATATAGACCATTAGTTGGTAACGGTTTAAATCGTGACACTCAAATCATGACAAACGTACAAAGTGCGGATGAAGATTTAAGAAAAGACATGATTATGACTGAAGCTGGTCTTGAAATCTCATTACCTGAATGTCACGCTCTATATAACGTGGAGGGATTATAAAATGGCAAGAGGTAGTATATTAGAAAAAAATAGCGGTAATGGTGGATATTTATTACCAGTTGAAAAATTAACTGCAGCTAAAACTTTAGACGCAGTTAAAGATAGTGGCAAAATTTTACTTGTCGCTAACGCTGGTAGTGCATACTCTATCACTTTACCTACAACCTTAGAAGTTGGAACTCAGTATAAACTTATCTTCGAAGATTCACCAAATGCAGCAGTCACTATTGCAGCTGGCTCAGCAATTATGTTTGGTAAAATCGCAGAAGCAGAAGTTGATACTAGCGATGATGCACCAGGTTCAGCTGGTTCTACAGGTGTTTCAAATGTAATTTTTGGAACAACTGCTGATGAAGGTGACCATATTGACATCGTTTGCGATGGTACAAAATGGTACTTCAACGGTATGACAGCTGTAGATGGAGCTGTAACAACATCATAATAGTTATTAGGTACTATGGAGTGGGCCAGTCCCACTCCGAAACCTATAAAGAATTTTAAATAATAGGAGAAAAAATGGCGAATTATAATACAACTACAAAGATTATTATTAATGACCTTAGCGTAAAATCAGACTCAACTGCTGGTTCATTAGCTAAAGAAATTAATGATTATATTCAAACTTTAGATGATAGCACTAATGCTATTGTAGATATTCAAGCAGTTAAGCTTGACTCTACTAGAGTTGCTTATATAGTAGTAGCTAAAGGATAATGGCTAATTGTCAACACTGCGACAAGCCTAATCCAGAAGGTTACTTTAACTGTCCTTCATGTGGGCTAAGAGCAGCTCCTAGTAAATGGAATACTAATTTTGTTATAAGAGAGGGTAATCCTTTCGCAACAGCAATTAGAAAAGACCAGATTGACATTAATCATATGTCAATGGAAGATGGTGTAAAAAAGATGCAAGAAAGCAAAAAGAACTCTAAACCCACACCGCGTGGGAAAGGAATAAGGGTAATGTAATGTATCATGGAATGAAGAAAAAAAAGAAAGTAGTTAAGAAGAAGAAAAAAGGCATGAAAAAGGGTAAGAAAAAATAATGAAAGTTAAAGCACCTAAAGGTTATCACTTTATGAAAAAAGGTAGTAAAATGTCTTTAATGAAAAATCCTAGAGGCGGATATAAAAAGCACAAGGGTTCTTCATTAACAATGAATCTACCAGTAGTAAAAACTCACGGAGGAAAGTAATGCCAAGAAAAAAAGCAGTAAGAAAAAGTACTAAAAGAAAAGTAGTACCAAAAAAGAAACGAAGCACTGCTAAGAGAAAGACTACTAGAAAGAAAGGTAGTCCAACTCCTACAAATGCAGCTTTGTATGCTAGAGTTAAAGCAGCAGCAAAACGTAAGTTTGATGTATATCCTTCTGCTTATGCTAATGCTTGGCTAGTTAGAGAGTACAAAAAACGTGGCGGTGGCTATAGATAATGGCATATCAGGGTGGACTTAGGAAGTGGTTTAGAGAAGACTGGGTTGATATTGGCTCTAAAAAAAAGAAAGGTAAATATCAGAAATGTGGTCGTAAGTCTGCCAAGGGAAGTAAAAGAAAATACCCTAAATGTGTTCCAGCTTCTAAAGCTAGAACAATGAGCGCTTCTCAAAAAAGAAGTGCAGTAAAAAGAAAAAGAGCAAGAGCTCAAGGAGTTGGAGGTAAACCAACTAACGTTAGAACAATTGCAAGAAGAAAGAAAAAGAAATGAGAAGACCTGCTTTTGGCGCACAAGTTAGAAATACTAACGGAAAGAAAAAAACAAGACAGGGCAATAGTGTAAATACTAAGTATGGCACTAAGACAAGTAAGAAGTATTACGTAAAAAAGTATAGAGGACAAGGAAGAAATGGCTGATTTTAAAACAAGAATAGATGATTTGACAGGCTTTGCTAGCACTGACGATACAGCATTAAGTGACTGGTTATCAGCTGGTGCTCGCTCTGTAATGAATGTACTTCCTCTAAATAAGCTAGAGAGAGTAGCAAGTAATGAAAACTTTACAAACAATATAGATGTAGAGGGAAAAAAGATTTTAGCGGTTGTTAGAAAGGATGACAATCATGCAAGTAAGATTTATATGCCATGTAGAAAATTATCACCTATGATGATGGGTATTGTTAATGATACAAACTATATGGAAGCTGCTTCAGAAACCGACCCAGCATATATTATACAAAACGATGTTTTGAATACATATCCTGGAAGTAATGCAAGCAATGACAGTAGAGTTGTGTTTGTAAATTCTGCAATAACTGTAGCGCATGGAGATAGTACAATAGGAAACTTCCCTGACGAGGCAGAAGAAGCTGTAGTTTTATATGCAGGAAGAAATGCGTTAAACAGACTCATGAACAATATGAATGCAATTAGCGCTCTAACTGTAAGTGTAGGTGCACCAAGTGCTCCAAGTATATCAACAATAAGTTATTCGGCAGCGAGCAATTCAGATGCAAGCGCTACTTCCGTTGGAGCGATAACAGTTGCTAGCGTCTCAAAAGCTGATATATCAGGAGACGTTCCTAGTTATAGCAAGCCTTCTGTAAGTTTGTCAAGTGTTAGTATATCAGATTTAAGTATAAGTTCATCTGCTCCTAGTGTTCCAAGTTTGGGTACAGTAAGCTATTCTGCTGCATCAAACGCAGATGCTAGCGCTTCTACTGTATCAGCTATTACAGTTGCTACAGTTGCTAAGGCAGATATATCTGGAGATGTTCCTAGCTATACTAAACCAACACAAACTTTTGATATAGCACAGTTTGAAACATTTTTAGAAACAAATGAAGATGTAGAATTAGCACAATTGCAATTAGGTAGATTAAATAACGAGCTAGCAGAATATCAAGCTGATATACAAAATGAACTTAACGAATTTAACAAAGAAAATGCAAGGTATAGAGCTAATGTTGAGGCAGAACTAGCTAAACATAATTCAGACTTAAGAAAAGCTGTAACTCAAGCTGAGCTTGATGCTAGAGACGCTCAACAAGAAGCATCTCAAACTACAGATGTAGATAAATTTAATAAAGCTCAAGACCAAGCCTTGGCATTACAGAATGCAGCTCAAACTATGCAAGCAACAATACAAAACAATGATGACTTGGTTTCTAAATTTGTTTCTGAATTAAGATTGTATGAACAAAATATAAATAAGGAAGTAACCTTATACAGAACCAACTATGAAAAAGACTTTTCTATCTTTGCTAAAAAAAGAGATACAGAATTACAAA